ATGATAGTGAGGAAGTTGATCCAATAAATCAATAAAATCTATCTCATAATGTAGTAAGGGCGGATTCCGATTCGCCCTTTTTTTAAGCAATTTGCTTGACTTTTATAAAAAAATTTAGTATAATGGTAGATATGAATTTAAAAGATTATATTAAAATCGGATATCGGAATTATAAATTTGATATTTGGCCAGATTCTTTTGCGAGTACCGAAGATGCTGAAGGAGAGTTTTTTTCCAAAGAAGGAAAGATTGGTATTAAAGGTTCTACTATCGGAAGTGCTCACGGCGCTAATACAGTTCTTCACGAAGTTTTACACGGCATAATATATCAATATGGTTTGAGTGAAGATTTAAAAGAAGTGAAAGAAGAAAAGATTGTTAATACTTTAGCAAATGGATTGATGACAGTATTTGTAGATAACCCTTGGCTGTTAGATTACTTTAAAGATAAACTTGAAGTAGAACATTATGTACACAAAGTTAATAATGAATCAAAAGATGGACCACAAGGATGATAGAGGTTATAGTAAGAGATAATAATGTTGAGAAAGCATCAAGAGTTTTAAAAAAGAAGTTACAGAAGGATGGTTTGTTTAGGGAATTAAGATTAAGACAACATTATGAAAAACCTAGTTTAAAAAAACAAAGAAAATTAAAAGAATCATTAAGAAGAATTGCAAAAGAAAAAAGATTAAAAAGATTGAGAGAAGGAGATTAAGAGTTTGGGTGTATGCAGGCAATACTAGTTAACATACTTAATTGTGGATAAAATCAGTTGCGTGCCTATCCACAGCCCATTAAAAGTTTTGATAGGTGTCTTACGAAGCATGGTCTATAGACGGATAGGCACCTATCAAAACCTTTAAGGTTTAAGAATTTATTAGATAGAAAAGTTGCCACTATTTAATATGTATTACAACGGCAACAAAAGACTTGAAGGAGTTTAAGATTATGGGTAGAAAAGCCTTAACAAAAAAACAAAAAGTATTAAATTTACTTTCAACAGGTAAACCAGTAACATGGAAAACCTTGAGAAATAGATTTGACCTTACCTCACCACGAGCAATGGTCGATACTTTAAGAGAAGAAGGACATATGGTGTATATTAATGATACATCAGATGGTACTTCATATCGTTTGGGAACACCAACCAAAGCGATTTTAGCAGCAGGTGTTAGAAAAGTGTTCAAAGGTAATACTTTGGATATCGTATCTGCTGGTATCCGAGCTTTATACGGTAAACAGAAATACGCTTATAAGTATTCTGCCGTATAAATAGTAGTGTCGGGCAGTTCGTAAGTCCAGACATTAAGAGGTAGAGTGTCTTCCGCAAAAGACACCATTAGGGTTTGGCGATTGTCCCTGCGAAGTAGAAATAGCATAAAACAATCGCCATATTTGCGTTAAGCGATTATGGTTCTAGTTTACTGGAATCCCGGAAACAAATTTATATAAAGGTTTCAAAATATACGCTAAACTTTTATAAATAATATATGAGTATGTCGAATTAGTCGAGTACTTATTTTAACCTTGCTTAATTTAAGGAGGCAAAGATGACAAGAAATGAATTAATGAATTGGGAACCTTTCAAACCGTTTTCAGTTGGATTTGATAACCTTTTTGATGACTTTGATAGAATCTATAAATATAATAGTTCTTCTATCAATCATTATCCACCTTACAACATTCGCAAAGTCAATGATACCGATTATGTAATCGAGTTGGCTGTTGCAGGTTTTGGTAAAAAAGATATTAAAGTAAAATCGCAAGAAAATACTTTAACTATTTCTTCAGCAAAAGACGAACAAGATGTTTTGGACAAGGACGAAAGTGTCCTACACCGAGGCATTTCTAAAAGGTCTTTTACTAGAAGCTTTACTGTGGCAGAAGATGTTGTGGTGAAAGGTGCAGACCTAAAAGATGGTTTACTTTCAGTTAAATTGGAACGAAGAATTCCAGAAGAAAAGAAACCAAAATTCATTGACATTAAATAATATTTAATTTCAACGGAAGGGCGCTTCGGCGCCCTTTTTATTTGCTTGACTTTTATAATAAAGTTTAGTATAATGGTATAATAATAATTGAAGGAGAATTATATAATGAAAATAAGTCAAAACACATTAGACATTTTAAAAAACTTTTCAGAAATCAATACAAACATTTTAATCAAACCTGGAAAAGTTTTATCCACAATCTCAACTATGAGAAACATATTTGCCAAAGCAGATATTTCGGAAGAGTTTTCTGCCGAGTTTGGTATCTATGATTTAAATGAATTTTTAGGAGTGGTAACAAGTATCCACAAACCTGAAATTGAATTGAAAGATAAGTTCTTAACTATATCTTCCAATGGAACGAAAGCAAAATACTTCTATGCTTCAAAAGAAACACTTGTGGCACCACAAAAAGATGTTATTATGCCAGAAACAGATGTAACATTTACTTTAACAGAATCAAATCTTACACAACTATTAAAGATGGCGGCGGTCTTAAAGACACCTGATTTAGCATTAGTTGGAACAGCTGGTGGCAACACAGTTCTTAAAACTTGTGATAAGAAGAATGCCACCTCTAACAATTTTGAAACCAAAGTTGGTGAAGGCACAACAACAGATTATACTTTTTATTTCAAAGTAGAAAATCTTAAATTGTTTGCTGGCGATTATGATGTTTCAGTATCATCAAAATCCATTTCTCACTTTAAACATAAAAAATTACCCATTGAATATTGGATAGCATTGGAGCCAGATAGCTCTATTTCCAAATAAGTTTAATTTTTAAATTGTGAATAAGGTGAATTATGAGTATAGATTTTTTATGGGTTGAGGAATATCGACCAAAGACGATTGATGATTGTATATTACCACAATCATTAAAAACACTATTTACATCCTTTATTCAAAAGGGTGAATTATCAAACATATTATTATCAGGACCTCCTGGTATAGGAAAGACCACAGTTGCGAAAGCATTATGTGACCAATTGAATTGCGATTGGGTAATGATTAATGGTTCCGAAGAAGGAGGCATTGATGTATTAAGAAATAAGATTAAGAATTTTGCTTCAACAGTATCATTATCAGGTGGTAAAAAAGTTGTGATATTAGATGAGGCAGATTATTTAAATCCACAATCTACACAACCTGCATTAAGAGGTTTCATTGAGGAGTTCCATAAGAATTGTCGGTTCATTCTCACTTGTAATTTCAAGAACAGATTAATTGATCCATTACATAGTAGATTTTCAACAATAGAATTTAGAATTAATCCAAAAGATAAACCTAGGTTGGCAAGTAAATTATTTGAACGAGCAGTTTATATTCTGAAAGAACAAAATGTGGACTATGATGAGCCAGTTCTCGCAGAATTAATCAAAAAACATTTTCCAGATTTTAGAAAACTGATTAATGAATTACAAAGGTATTCAGTAAGTGGTAAGATAGACGCTGGTATACTTGTTAATATTTCAGATGAAAACTTAAAGACATTAGTATCACACCTTAAAAGAGGAGAAAATGGATATGAAGATATGAGAAAATGGGTTGTGAATAATTTAGATAATGACCCAGTTAAAATCTTTAGAAAGATTTATGATAGTTTAAATAGTAGTATGGAACAGGCAACCATACCTGCAGTTATTTTAACTATTGCTAAATATCAATACCAATCAGCTTTTGTTGCCGACCAAGAGGTTAATTTAGTTGCTTGTTTAACTGAAATTATGTCAATGGCTAAATTCAAATGATAGATTATATAGAGCGATTAAGAAAACAAGGACTATATGAATTTTCCTATGAACCTAAATCTTTTTGGGAATATAATAGGGGGAATAACATAGATAAACTTGTTGATGATTTAAAATCTTATGACCATAACAAGGTTGATTCTAAAGATTTTATCAAGCACGGCAGAGGTTCGTTCCTGTCAAAGTTTAATTCTGAATATGCAAAAAGAATAATTGAAATGTGGTCCAAAGAGGGTGATTATATTGTGGACCCTTTTGCAGGCAGAAGTTCCAGACCATTAGTATCAACATTAATGGGAAGAAATTATGTGGGATTTGATGTTGTAGAAAATAATTTACAAGAAGCAAAAGACCAATATGACATACTTAAAACAGGAAGACAATTAGGAAAGTTAAAATTAATCAATTCCAGCAGCGAATATATTGATAAGCATTTACATGGTGGTGTTGCTGATATGATAATGACTTGCCCTCCATATTTTAACATAGAGCAATATGAAAGTGTTGATGGTCAACTGACGGACATAAAATTATATGAAGAATTTTTACAAACTTATAAAATTATTTTAGATAAGTGTGGCCACATATTAAAATCAGGTTGTTTCTTTGTGGTTGTATTGGCAAATTTTAGAATAGATGGCAAATTTTATGATTTTTGTGGTGATACTAAAGATATATTAAAGAAACAAAAATTATTAACATACCATGACGAAATAATTTTAGAAATGAGTCCTGCTAAAAGGCATCCATTATATACTCAAGCAATAACAAATTTAAACTGTTTAAAGACACACGAATATTGTTTAGTTTTTAGAAAAGAAAATAACAAAGAAGATTTAATAAAAAGAAATAATGACATAAATTGGAACAGACCATTAGTCAAAGATATATACCGTAATAAAAATAGGTTGTTTTGGGCTGAAGGTAAAAAGGATTGGATTGATGAAAAATTAGGCATATCACCAAATTCTTTGGACAGGTTTTTTTAATATGTATGAATTAAAAGATTATTTGAACGCTATCAATTTCACAAAAAAGAATGTGATGGACTCCGAAGATAAAATGTGGGTCAAAAAGTATCCAGCATTCATTGTTAATAAAATATTATCTGGTTTTTGGGATACTATAATGCTTGTTAATATAATGAATCAGTTTCCTTTTTTAGATAAAGATATGCAGTTTCACTTTTTAATAAATAGTGTTAGGTCAAGAAAAAGGTTTAGTCCTTTTTTGAGAGCGAGTAAGTTAAGAAACATTGGTGTTGTTAAAGAGTATTATGGCTATAATAATGAGAAAGCAAAAGTCGCTCTTGATATACTCACCAAAGATGAATTGAAAACACTAAAAGAGAAATTATATAAAGGTGGGACAAAATGAATGAGTTAAATGAATTAAATACTGATTGGCATCCCGAGAAAATGCTCGAAGTCCAATTAAAAGAACCTGATGATTTTCTGAAGGTTCGTGAAACACTAACACGAATTGGAGTTGCTTCAAGAAAAGATAAAAGGTTATTTCAATCGTGCCATATTCTACACAAACAAGGAAGATATTTCATAGTACATTTTAAGGAGTTATTTGCTTTAGATGGCAAGAAAGCAAATCTTTCTGATAATGATTTAGAACGAAGAAATACAATTGCTCAATTATTAGGTGATTGGGGATTGGTTGCAATACTGAATACTGCAATTGCAGAAAAGAAAGCACCGCTTTCACAAATTAAAGTCCTTTCATTTAAAGAAAAAGGCGAATGGGACTTACAAGCAAAATATAATATAGGTAAAAAAGCAGAACCTGAAACAACAACAGAACCTGAATCTGTAATAGAAGAAACTACAGAAGAACCTACAGAAGAAACTACAGAAGAACCTACAGATGGAAGCACAGAAGTTTAGAGATTTTATTACTGAAGGAGACATCAAACCATATCGCTTTGTGTTGATATGGTATGATGATCCTGAAGATCCAGATGATCCAGAAAAAACAGCCGACAAGATTATTGAAGAAGGCAAGAAGTTGGGTTGCACAGGATTCAAAGTTGATATTGATGGTGCTTATTCCAGTCTTGATGAAGAAAACGAGCAAAGATATGTTTACGATAAGGATGGTAGAGGTTTTTTAGTTGATGAAAACACTTTAGTTTTTGTTCGAGCACCTGTTACCAGAAGAAAATCTTGGTCTGATTTATTAACTCAATTTGAAAGAGAAAATATTTGCTGTGTGAATAACAGACATTGTATGGAAACTACCTCGGACAAATACAGAACAAGTTTAGTTTTAGCAGAACAACAATTAAATCAACCTAAAAATGTTTTAATACACCATCAAGATAAATCATTGGATGATTTTGATAGATTAGGTGCAAAGTTTCCTATCATTTTAAAAACATTAACAGGTTCATTGGGAGTTGGTGTTGTAAAAATTGAAAGTGAAGAATCTTTAAATGCAACTACTCAACTTATGCATAAACTGGATAATGATATGGGAGTGTTATTGCAAGAATATATTCCAGCAACTTATGATGTAAGAGTTCAAGTTGTTGCTGGTAAAATTCATGGTGCAATAAAACGACCGATTGTTAAAAGAGATTTTAGGAGTAATGTATCTTTAGGGTCTGAACCTGTAGCACATACATTAACAAAAGTGGAAGAAGAGCAAGTCCTTCAAGCGGCAAAA